AGGCGAGCAAGTTGCTGATTCCGGCGCTGCGAGTTTAAGTCGATACCAAACCGGAGAAGACGACGACGGATCATAGTGCCAATGGACTTTTGGAACCAGAGATTAATCCCTGGTTCGATAGCTATGACACGATCAGTCTTCGAGTTCTTCGGAACAGTGACAGTAATGTTCCCAACCTGGAAGGCATAAGGCGAATCACCAAAATGACCGGTGAGGTGGCCGTGCCAAGCAGGATAAGCTGATTGGAAGCAATCAGCTATAAGGGCGTGCAAATCACGCGTTATCCCACGCTCGTCGTGGAACTTATTGGTAGCCGAAACGTGGGCACCTTTTACTCAGGTGCTTACGCCCGGGCCCCAATTTCCTCCTTGGAAAAGCTCATCAGCTGAAAGGTCGTTCAGAATCAACGTAATTTTACGCTTAGTTGCAGAAAGCAGCCAAGCGCTCGACTCGTAGGATTTCGAGTCAAGACGAGGATTCAAGAATCGACGATTCGTATCGTGACAAAGGGCTTCAAATTCGAAGAACTTTGAATACGCAGCAGCCGTTTTGTCAAACGAAGTAGACAGAAAAGTCGATTTCGAAAGATATTCGGTTGCTAGGTAGTCACATCGATAACGATAACCATCAAGGTAATCGTTAACGTGGCACTTCAAGTCGAGCAGTTGGTCATGTTCTCCATTGGAGTACAGTAACCATACTGACAAGGCTCGAGGAGTGCCTAAAGCTGAGAGGTAACCAAAGATAGTAACGTCTGTAACAGACGCACCGGCGCGAAAGTGTTTTGCAGAAGCTAAGCGATCTGCATTACGTCTCTTAATAGATGACATAAGTTCTCCATTGCGAAAGCTCGCCGAATACTAACGGAGTTAGTAGACGGTCTCGAAATCCTGGACACCGGCGGTAATAACCGCGTTAGCCAGGTAGTTCTTAACGAAAGCCAGCAGATCTTTCCGCTGAGCCAACGTGGAACGTTCCGGGAGCGAGAATTCGCACGTACCGATGAGACTATAACCGACGGACGGAGCTGGTTGAACACCAGTTCCGGTCGAGGGCGAAGTAATATCGAGTACAGGAAGAACAACTTTCGCAGTGACCTTGTAGGCACGATTCGGCCCCGCAGCCTTAGAAGGCAAACGGGAACTGAACGTGAGAACGGGGAAACCGACGGCAATGCCGCCGGAACGATCCGCCCACTGGGCCACGCCGTTGCGATCAGTCGCTGTTACGGGGGCGAATGTGTGTGCAACGGGAGTAGCAACTCCGTCGTTGATCACAATAGCTGCAATAGCAGTCATATTTACTCCAAAGACCGAATTATTTTCGGATAGAAGTTGAGAGAAGGGCGAGCGCATTCAAGAAGTGCTGTTTCGAAACAGGGTTCTTAAACTGAGGTAACGGTATACCCGGAAAGTCAATTAAGGCTTGCCGGTTTACCGAGACTTCGGAATAGAGTTCCTTTGCTTCGTAATAGTACCGCTCATTAGTGCGCACGCTCTCCCCGAGACCCTCAACCTTCGCAAATAGACGGGAAAATGTCGTTTGAGAGCCAGATTTAAAAGTGAGACCAAGAGTAGCGTCCCACGAAGAAATCCAGTTACCAATAGGCAGAAACCAGTCAATGACGAAGGACCAAGGAAGAAGTTCCCAGGCGACCGCAGCAGGGTTTGTTATACCGAGCTCCGATAGCTGCTTCAGAACGGGAGATGATCCCTCGAAATAAACAACATACTTAACATCGTAGTTGTAAGTTTTCGTAGTGACCCAGTTTTCCCCGCCAACCCAACCTGCAGGTGGCGGATCACGACGCTGAAGACTAACCGAGCCACGCCTTGAGTTCGAACCGGTACATTTACCAAATGGTTTACCTGCATTAGCGGCGAGATCGTGTAAGAACACGGCCGCGCCGAAGCAGTCATCTAATAAAGGTTTCCAGCCGTACTGCAATTCGAGCCAGGCTTTCGCTGCAGCCTCTTTTTGGCTGGCCAGCGCCGATTTATGATTATACTTAAATCGGCCGGCGTCGGGAACAAATTTACGTGAAGTCCTGCTTCCAGGGTTCACGCCAAGATGCTTTGCCGCGCCAATGATGTCGCCGCGCTTTAGATCTGTGACAGCCTTAGTCAGACGAGTAATCGTACTGGTAAGGAGCCGCATAGTCTGCTCGCGTTCGCCGTAGAGTTGACCCAGATTAACTTTCTGTGATTTAATATTCGCATAAAGTTTCATCCGGGCCTGCCCATCGACAGCTGACATCTCAGACGGAGTGAGAGGGAAGCCGGTAACTGGGTAAGCAATTGACGGAACAACCGCCGCTTGCGAACCAGCGCGTCTGACCCAGTACTCCTTGCCCTCGATAAACGACGTATTGTCGTACCGGGAAGGGCAATAGGTCCTTTTGCTATAAAAGTAAATAAAATTATTTACTGGCAAAAGAGCGCCTAAGGACTTAAGCTTGTGAAAGCCGGTCGTATTAGACGTCGTACGCCGTTTGTTAACGACGCTAACAGTGAGACCCGTCTGGGTATTTTCGACGATATTCGCGCTGGGGTAAACCCGTTGCGATATCTTCAAGGTACCAGTTGAGTCAACCTTGTTAACAATGTTTTCATTCGGCATAAGAAACCTTCTAAAGTAAGACAGCAGTTAGGTGGTGCTCTAAGAGCATTCACCCTTGAGCTGCTTAAAGAACTCCTTCAGGATAAACCGATCTTCCTCGCAATATTGGCAACGCTAACAGCCACTTTAGCAACATCGCTAAAGGTGTCTGAAGGGGAGCCAGATTGCAAAAGATCAGTCGAAGGGTCCGGATCCTTACGGATCTGGGCCCACCGACGATTAAGGCACTGGATTACCCAATGAATGGCGTAAACCGGAACCTCAGTCTCGATCTTAAAGAGGAAGTCGTTATATAACACAACGTCAGCAGGATTCCCGGTACGAGCACCCTCATTCTTCTCATAAAGAAGAAGGGAGTACACGAAACGGAACTCGTGTGACGCTTCCGGAAAAGCGTCAAGCCCCTTAAGGGCAGGAAGTAATTCGGAACGTGTCATAATAACTTTCGG